CCTATAACAACTGAAGCAGATGTTGAGAAAGCTAGAACAGGTGAAGGTGTTTTAACAGCACAAGAGCAAAAAGATAAAGCAAAAGATCGTGACTTGATTTTAAAAATGCAAAAATATGTTGACCCTAAAACACAAAAAATGAAGGAAGAAGGGGTAGAACAAGCAGATGTTAATAAAGCTATAGAAGGTGAGAGTGAACGTATTAAACGTCTACAAAAATTAGCTAGAACACAACTAGCTGCAAAACAACAAAAAGAAAACATTAGAGATGCTGATAGAGCCGCAAGAGATAAACAGCAAAAAGAATTAGATGACGACACACGAGAAAAAATTGCTGAAACTAGAAGAACAGGAAGAATAACAGGTTTTAACAAAGGTGGTATAGCATCTAAGAAACCTAAGAAGAATAAGAAAAAAACCATGAAGCGTGGTGGGTTAGCTTCTAAAAAATAACCTGCAATCAGTTGGCTACCTAACTCCCCATACCAACATGGCAAACAGTTAGCCCTAACAAGGAGAATATAAAGTGTCAGAAAATTTAGTTATGACAAAGGAGTCAACACCTAAAAAAGTTGCTTTTGTAAATAAGCCTTATACACAAGAAGAAAGACAAAAAAAAGATGAAGAAGAAATAAAACAGTTAATAGAAGAGCAGAAAAAAGATGCAGAATCTACAACAGTTGAACCTGAGGAAAAAGAACCTGTTTCTTCTGAAGAAAAAACTTTTAAAAAACGATATGGTGATTTAAGAAGACATGTTCAGGAAAAAGAAAAAGAGTTTCAAACCCAAATAGATGGTCTTAAAAATCAATTATCTGAATCTACTAAACAAAATATTCAACTGCCTAAATCTGATGAAGACATTGAACAATGGGCAAAAGATTATCCTGACGTAGCTGCTATCGTTGAAACTATTGCTACTAAAAAAGCAATAGAACAAGCTAAAAAACTAGAAGAGAGAATGAAAAGTATAGATGAAATGCAAACTTCTGCTGTAAAAGAAAAAGCAGAAGCAACTTTAATGCATATGCATCCTGATTTTGGAGAAATAAGAGACAGCGATGAGTTCCATGAATGGGTAGAAGAACAACCTAAGTGGGTACAAGATTCATTATATGATAATGACAATGATGCTAGATCAGCTGCGAGAGCCATAGATTTATATAAATCAGATAAAAATATAACATCTAAAAAAGTTTCTAGTAACAAAGGTGCTGCTAAGTTAGTTAACACTAAAGGTAATAGAAGTAAACCTGTAGAAAATGAGTCTAGCTCTTATTTAAAAGAATCTACAGTTGAAAAAATGTCTGCTCAAGAATATGAGAAAAATTCAGACGATATTATGGATGCTATAAGAAGTGGTAAATTTATTTATGACGTATCTGGTTCGGCTAGATAGAAGTAAATAATGGCACAGCACAGTAAAATATTCATTCCTAAAAAGGAAGAAGAATACTTAGCACCTTTTGGTCCTGTAATGGGATACAAAAAAATGACTCCTGCTTTTTTAAAAAAAATGAATGAGTTAATGAATCCTGATTTAGAAGATTGGTCTAACTTTTTAGTAGGCAAAGTAAAACAAGAGTTAAAGTTTTCTAAAGATATTGAACAGTTGTGGTTAAAAGAGTTTTCTCAATTTATAGGTAGATTTCATAGTTATGTCGAACACAGACATTCTTTTGGTACAGATAAATTAGATATAGAAAAATATAACTATGGAATACAACTTGCTTCAGGGTGGTTTGTAAGACAATTTGAGAATGAATATAATCCATTACACATTCACACAGGAGCTAGAATGTCCTGTGTTGGTTATTTAAAATTACCCGATGGTATAGAAAAAGAATGGGAAGAAGATTATAAAGACCACCATCCTGCAAATGGGCATATACAATTTGCTCATGGTACACCATCAGGATATAGCCAAACAAATTTTATGGTTAAACCACAAGTAGGAGACTTTTATATATTTCCTGCTGAATTATTTCATTGTGTTTATCCATTTAAAACTAAAGGTGAAAGACGTTCCTTTAGTGTGAACTTTAGTTTTATTGAAGTTCCAAAAAAAACTGTTGACAAACAGTAATTTATATGTATAACTATATTATATAATATAAGTATAGCCCTCATTATGTGAATACCTTTACTTATATACCTCGCAAACAACAAAAAAGTATTATAAGATACCTGATAAACATAGCCCAATGATTACAGTAATGTACATCCTGTATAATTTGCACCTAGCGTAAGTCAGCCCTGCTATTACGTTTGTATGTTCGCATCTGTAAACTATGCTAAAATAGGAGATATAAAATGGCATTTTCTACTGCGACTGGTTATGGTAACCTACCTAATGGAAATTTCTCCCCTGTTATTTACAGCAAACAGGTGCAACTTGCATTTCGCAAGTCATCTATTTCTGAAGCAATCACTAACTCTGATTACTTTGGGGAAATTGCTAACATGGGCGATTCCGTTAAGGTTATTAAAGAACCTGAAATTACAGTTAAGGCTTATACAAGAGGTACAGCAATAACACCTCAAGACCTTGACGATGAAGAGTTCAGCCTAACAATTGACAAAGCTAATTACTTTGCATTTAAGGTTGATGATATAGAAGAAGCACATTCACACGTTAACTTTCAACAGTTAGCTAGTGATAGAGCTGCTTATAGACTAGCCGACCAGTTTGACCAAGACGTTCTTGGTTACTTGTCAGGTTTTAAACAGTCTGCAATACATGGTGCTGCTGATACTGTTAATACAACAGTAAATGGTACTGCCGCTGTATCTACAGCTTCTACTGGTGCTAACTTAGTTGGTGCAGAATTATTGGCTTCAATGTCTATTGATTCCTCTGATTTTACACAAGATGATGGCACAGCTGGTACAGCAAATAATGCGATTGGACTTGAGCCAAGATCAGGTGGATCAACTACAGCTAAAAGTGGAACAACAGGTAATGCATTTCCATTACAAATTGTTGCACGTATGTCTAGACTCTTAGACCAACAAAATGTTGATGCACAAAGTAGGTGGTTAGTTCTTGACCCAGTTTTCATTGAATTATTAAAAGATGAAGACTCAAGACTTCTAAACTCTGACTTTGGTGGAGATACTGCTGGTTTAAAAAATGGTCTTGTTTTAAATAACTTACATGGTTTTAAAGTATATACTTCTAACAACCTTCCGTCACTAGGCACAGGTCCTGCGACAGTAGGTGGTCAGAATACTTCAAACTTTGGTGTTATTGTAGCAGGTCATTCATCAGCGATAGCTACTGCTGAACAAATCAATAAAACAGAAACTTACAGAGACCCTGATAGTTTCGCTGATATTGTTCGTGGTATGCATTTGTATGGCAGAAAGATACTTCGACCTGAAGCTATCGTAACTGCTGCATATTGTTTAGCGTAAGGGAGATTAGATTATGGCATTAGGTGCACAAACAACTTCTACAGTTAACTCTTATGGCAGAGCTGGAAGACAAGGTCAACCTTATATGATCGAAGGTATTCTAGATATGGCAGAAGCTGTAGTGGATAAAGGTACTGCTCTTGCAGCTAACGATGTTATTCCGGGATTAACTATTCCTGCAAATACTTTAATTTTACATGCAGGTTTAGAATGTTTAACATTACATACAGGCACTTCAACAGATACTGACTTTGACTTTGGTATAACAGGAGGAGACCTCGACAACTTTGTTGATGACTTTGACTTTTCTGCTGCAGCTGTCGGTGCTTTTGCAGCTTCGGCTGAAGGAGGACCTGTAATGGTTAACGCAACGGATACCATTGACCTTGAAATTCAAGCTATGACAGGTACAACTTTAACAGGCAAAATAAGAATGTTTGCAATTCTTATAGACTGTGCTAGTCAAAATGCTACGAATTTCGGAGCGAATGAAGTAGACAGAGATACATTAGCGTAACTCAACTAAATACTACATAAGGGGGCAGGATAATACTTGCCCTCTTAACTTATATATTTTTTTCTTGACAGCTTTAGTTATAGCTGTTAAACTATATCTAGGAGCAACATGGCTGAAAGTTTTCTTACACATACTAATAGAGTAATAGCACGTTTAAATGAGGTAGCATTAACTTCGGCTAATTTTACATCAGCAAGAGGTATTCAAGTACAATGTAAGAATGCTGTAAATGAAGCTATTAGATTTATTAATCAACGAGAATTTAATTATCCCTTTAATCACGCTACAGATACGGAAGTGTTAGTAGCTGGAACAGTAAAATATTCTATACCTGCCACTGCTAAAACTGTAGATTATAATACATTTAGAATAGTAAAAGATAGTGACATAGGAAGTAGTGGTGGTAGATTATCCGTGTTAAATTATAATGATTATCTTAATTCTTTTATAACACAAGAAGATGAAATAAATACAACCACGTTAAGTACATCACATACAGATTCAGTTGAAACAATTACTGTAACAAGTACATCTGGTTTTGATAGTGCAGGTACTTTATATATAGGTAATGAAGTTGTAACATATACAGCTATAGGTTCAAGCACAACCTTCACAGGTGCTACAAGAGGAGCAAATAGCACTACAGAATCTGAACACGATAGTGGAGTTGTAGTAGCTCAATTTAATGGTGGAGGTGTTCCTCAATATGTTATAAGAACACCTGACAATAACTACATTCTCTATCCTTTCCCCACAAAATCATATACAATTAAATACGACTATTTTACTTTTCCTACTGACATGGATGCTCACGGAGATACAACAACTATACCTGATAGATTTGCACCTATTATAGCTGATGGTGCTACAGCTTTTGTATATCAATATAGAGGTGAGACAGCACAGTATCAATTAAATATGGAGAGATTTGAACAAGGTATAAAAAATATGCAGACTTTATTAATTAATAGATTTGATTATTTAAGGTCAACATATATACCGAGAGTAAATGGTAATATTATAAGTACTTCACCTAGAGTATCATAGTATGGCTGCTCAAGACCAAGTACAACCATCGGCTTTTGTATGTGAAGGTGGATTAATTAAAAGTCGTTCTACTTTTATAATGCAACCCGGACAGGCACTAGAGTTACAAAATTTTGAACCTGATATTGAAGGTGGTTATAAAAGAATTAATGGCTTTAGAAAATATGTAAATCATATAGTACCTCAGACATCCTCTAGTGGTGAAAAAGTTTTACTGACAGCAACCTTTGCTAATAAAATAGTAGCTGCTAGAGGTGAAAAAATATTTAGTTCAGCTTCTTCAGAATTAAATACTAAAATAGTTTCAACAACTGCAATGACAGGTTCAGGAGAAATAATAGTTGACAGTACAAGTGGTTTTACTGACCCGGGAGGTTCAGGAACAGCTACATTACAAATTAACTCTGAAATATTTACATACACAGGTGTAACAGCTACTACATTTTCAGGTGTAACAAGAGCAGCATCAAGCACAGTAGCTGCAGCCCATGCTGTAGATGATGCTGTGTCAGAAAGTTGGACTGAAAAAGATACAGGTAGGTCTAGTGCAGGTAAGTATAATTTTGAAAGATATAATTTTGATGGTACTGATAAATTAATTGTAGTAGATGGAACTAATGCTCCTACTGTATTTAATACATCAATCGTAGCTTCAAATGTTTCTTCTCCAAATGCTGCAACAGGTAATGTAACCCAATTAGGTGCTGATATAGCTTCTGGAACAGGCATGACAGGTTCAGGTACTGTAACAGTTAAATCGACTACAAATTTTAATTCTAGTGGTTCTGTATTAATTAACAGTGAAATATTTGATTATACAGGTAAAACTGCTACTACTTTTACTGGGGTAACAAGAGCACAAGATGGTTCAGTTGCAGATGACCACACAATAGGTACTGTAGTAGCTGATTTATTTCCACCTACAGTAACGGGTGCAAAACACGTAGTAGCTTTTAAAGAACATATGTTTTATTCAGGTATGTCTAGTACACCACAAGAACTAGTGTTTTCTGTACCTTTTGAAGAAACTGAGTTTTCTGTAGCTATAGGTGCTGGTAGTATACGAGTTGATGATACTATAGTTGGATTAAAAGTTTTCCGAAGTGATTTATTTATATTCTGTAAAAATAGAATATTTAAATTATCAGGAAGTTCACAAGCTGACTTTTCAATGACTCCTGTTACACGTAATATAGGATGTGTAAATGGTGATACTATTCAAGAATTTGCAGGTGACTTAATATTTTTAGGACCTGATGGATTACGTACTATAGCAGGTACAGCTAGAATTGGTGACGTTGAACTAGGAACTATTAGTTCAAATGTGCAATCTATATTTGAAGAAAACCTAAGTGATTCTGGATTATTTGAATCTTTAGTTATACCTAATAAAACACAGTATAGGTTATTTTTTGCTAAAGATGGTCAGGCTGTTGTTTCATCAAAGGGTGTTACCTGTGTTATGAAAGGTCAAAACTTTGAATTTTCTGAATTAAGAGGTATAAAACCATCTTGTACAGATACTTTTGTAGAATCAGGAGATGTTTTAGTTTTACATGGTGGGTTTGATGGTTATGTTCATAGACAAGAAAAAGGCAATGATTTTAATGGAGAACTAATATCTGGTAGATATAGAAGCCCTGACTTAACATTTGGTGACCCGGGAATAAGAAAACATATGCAAAGAGTACTTATAAATTATAAACCTGAATCAGCTATTAATGCTGATTTGTTTGTAAGATATGATTTTGAAGATAAAAATTCTGCAAAACCTGCAGCATATGCATTAGATTCATCAGATGTTGTAGCTATATATGGCACATCTTTGTATGGTACAGGTACTTATGGAGGTCCATCAGAACCCTTAATACGACAGTCCGTAGAAGGTTCAGGTTTTGCTGTAGCCTTACGAGTTAATGATAATGCATCAACTGCACCTTATTCATTAAAAGGGTTTCAATTAGAATATCAATTAGGAGCAAGAAGGTAAATGGGAGCAACGTATACAAGACAATCATCTTTTACAGATGGTGATGTAATATCAGCTGCAGATAGCAATGATGAATTTGACCAACTATTAGCAACTTTTCAAGCAAGTAGTGGACATACACATGATGGTACTGCTAACGAGGGTGGGGCTATCACCAAAATGCTTGGAGCAGCTCTTACACTAGGTGATGGAAGTTCAGGAGCAGATATAGCTGTAACTTTTGATGGTGAATCCAATGATGGTGTTCTTACGTGGATGGAAGATGAAGACCATTTTAAATTTTCTGATGATATATTAATTATTGACAATGAGCAATTAATATTTGGTTCAGATTCAAATGTTGCAATTAGTTATGATGAAACTACAACCGATTCACTAAAGATAGCTGCAACTGAGGGTGCAGGTTTAGCTATTACATTAATGGCTGATGAAGGTGATGATGCAGGAGATGAATGGAAATTAAATATAGCAGATGGTGGTACACTAACATTAGGTAATGATATAGCAAGTGCAGGAACATATGTAACACATCTTACTTTAACTCCAAATTCTACAGTAGCTAGTTCTACATTAGCTGTAGCAGGTAACTTATCAGCATCAGCAGGAACTATTACCTATGGAAGTTTATCTGATGGTTCAATAACTGTTACAGCTTTTGTTGACGAAGATAATATGTCTACTAACAGTGCTACCTTAATTCCTACACAACAATCTGTAAAGGCTTATGTAGATAGCCAAGTAACAGCACAAGACCTTGATGCTGCAACCGATAGTGGCACAATCGACATTGATTTAGATTCGGAAACATTAACAGTAGCAGGTGGTGAGGGTATTGATACTTCTGCATCTGGAACTACAATAACAATAGCAGCAGAAGAAGCTTCCACATCTAATAAAGGTGTTGCATCATTTAGCGATACATTTTTTGCTGTATCAAGTGGGGTTGTTAGTTTAGATGTGGCACAGACAGGTATTACATCTTTACTAGCAACTGCCATAAAAATTGGTGAAGATGACCAGACGAAGATAGATTTTGAAACAGCCGATACAATTAATTTTTATGCAGGAAACGAAAAGCAATTAATACTAACTGATGGAGCATTGACTCCGGGTGCTGATAATATTTTAGACCTTGGTAGTAGTGGTGTTGAATTTAAAGATGGATACTTTGATGGAACTGTAACAGCAGATGCTTTTGCTGGACCTCTTACTGGTAATGTAACAGGTAACACATCAGGTTCATCAGG